TATTGATAATGCTGAAGACTTCGATGATTTTTCATTAGTTGCAACTTGTTCTAGAAAAGATGTAAGAAGGTTCATAAGATTAGCAAAAGCAAATAAGAAATACTCTGTTGATGATCTTATGAATGTAAAACCTGGAGATTATATCGTTTTAAAGGGTTATCCCTATGAAGGTATAGATGCTACAGTATTAGATGTAAATTACACTAATAGAACAGTAAAAGTACTCATTTACCCAGAACATGGTAAAATGGAAGTAACTCTTGATTTTGATAGTGTTCTTTACAGTGTATATCAGGATTCAGACCCAGATAAATTACATTGTAATAACTTTGACTATGACCCAAATTCTATTACTTCTGAAAAGATAGAAGAGAACATTAATAAAAGGAGGCGTTAATATGAATGAATACCAAAAGAAAGCATGGGACTGTTTGACTCCAACCGAGCAGCAGTCCCTTTTTCTTCAGTTATCAGAGAGTAAATCCTCTTGGGAAGCTGGAGAGATATTAAAATTATCTCATTATAAGTACCTAGAAATAAAAGAAAGGTCTGAAAAGTTCTTCCGATTATTTTCGGATTTCTTCGAAATACATGAGTCAATATTTAGACCAGATTGCCCCTGTGAAAGAAACTTCCAGGATTATATCGAGGCTTGCATAGAAAAAAGGATGAAAAGGAAAGAGGCTCTACTAAATACTGGAGATGCCTCCCAATTAGTTCCTAAGGTAAATACTCGTAATCTAGAAAGAAATATAAGAAGACTACAGGGTTCAGATAATGAATGGGATAAACATTCTCTAGGCTTGATATTAGAATTCGATAGATGGAACAACTTTAGGATATTACCCAGGCAAGTACAGCAACCATCGGCTTTCAAAAGAAGAGCTAATAAGAAAGAAAAGATTTATATCAACTACTTATTGGAGAAAGTACCAGAATGGGTTCATACTAAACTAAGAGAAAGGTTTAAGTATAAGGTAAAGCCTAGTATAAAGAAATGGTGGGTATGTTTAATATCTGAAGATTTATATACTGATGGATATTTATTACTTCCCGTAAGACCTACAGATGAGGTAATGAGGGAATTCAGTAAATTCTACATGTATATATTCGAGGATAAGGATGATGCAGATACATTTGGATTCATGGTATCTAAATTCAATGCCAAGACTACTACTGTAAAACTAGGTCAGAAGTTTTGGCCAGAATATAGATTATGTATCGAAAAGGCTTTGAATTACAATCAGGTAAATAACATGGATTTCAATGTGAAGCAATTGGATATGGCCTATAACACTCACATAAAACGAAAACCAAAGAAGAAACCTCAACCAGGAGCTGCTAGAGTGAAAGAAGACTCCTTCTATTGATCCTCAGCTAATATTAAAATAATAAGTAGAATATTTTTCTATATAATATATAAGTATTATATTTGCATCAGAAAATTAATTAGACAAAATTTTAATATAGACAATATGAAGAATACCAACTTAGACATCCGCTTTAACAAAGCAAATAATATCCTCAACCAATTCAGTGATAGCTGGGAGGATGGTAAATTGAACCTATTACCTAATTTCCCAAAAATTAAGGATATGGTATCAAACCACATTACTCAAGAGAATTACTTATGGTTAATCACTTATGATTTACCTAATGATCTCTTCGATAAGATTGATAACATGGGATTAGTTCCCTATGAGTATGTAACTCATGAAGAATTAACTCAAACCTATTACAATCAAAGATTTTAAAACTATGGCAAAAAAGAAAAAAGATAAACCAGCTCCATCAAAGGAAAAACAAAATTTCCTAGGAGCTGCAGGTAGAAACATGAAGTACAAGGATCTCAAAAGAAAGGCGGTAATCCTTGGTATGCCTTTTCCTGATGCTTGTGCTGCAGGAGTATTTGATTTAATCAAGTATATCAGTAACTCAACCAACAAACCCGATAAATCTCTAATTGACCAGTATGATGAATGGGCAGATAAACAATTAGAAGCAATCGGTTATGATAAAACTGACCCAATCCGTAATTCAAGATTAAGATTAGGATTCTTAGGAGAAGAAGGAGAAGATGGTATTCGAAAATTAAAAAGAGTACCAGGTATAAAGAAACCCAAAGAAAAGAAACCTCCAAGAGAAAGAGATTCTTTTAATCTAATCAAGGGTACTAAGAAATCCTACTGTTATGAATTAACCGAAAAGGGATTTGACCAAGAGAGAGTAGTAAGGAGAATGAAAAAGAAATTCCCTGATGCTAATGAGAAATCCATTCAACTCTGGTACAGGGCTGCAAAAAGGAAACTAAATGGTAAAGCTAGCAAGGGATAATCGGAAAATATACCCAGACTTAATATATGTATGGACTTGGAGGCCTGATGAATATTGGGGATGGACCAAATACCAATATGCAACAGAAAGTAAATATCGAACCGAGAAGTTGTTATATAAAAAACATATATGTGGTTTAGGATTCTTTTCAAGATACCATGCTAGAAGAACCATAACTCTTTTATTAGGAGTAGATGCCAATTTATACATTCATACTATCAAGGGTAAGAATCTTATAAAACAAGGCATAACTGATTTACCCAAGAAAGGTCATCAATCGATATTCTTTAAGGGTAAGCCAACTAAAATACGAAGATTTATCTTCCCTGCTGAAGCAAGGATGGATAAACATAGGAGGAGGCATTTTGTAGTAAGAATGAATAAAATTTATAAGAAACATGGAAGAAGAGCATTCAACAAGGCATACCAAATTGCATTATACGGGTATAGGGATGAATTCTCACCTGAATATCGAAAGCAAAAGAGATTACAGGTCCATTCTGCTATCCTACAGGAGATACAACAAGCTGAGTCAAGGGGAAAAGAACCAATTTAACCTTGATTGCTTGAATCATCCTCCTAGGATTTGGCAAATAGCCCTGTTCCTTACCAAGGTATATCATATTAAGTTTAATCGTATCTTATTCAAAAAGGCCTACGATTTCTTAGATGACTTTGGAGAAGCTTCTCTGAAATTTCAGAATCAGGTTATTATCCCAGATAAATATCTCATAAGAGAATTACAATGGGAACTATGGAAACCTCTATCTGATTATAAAATAAGGAATAAGTATGCTTACTTCATGACCAATAGGAAACTAGATTCAGAAATTTGGGTCTACCCAATAAGATTTTCTGATAACTATGAAATTTCGAAAAAAGGGAAATATCAATCATACACAGAAATGATGGGTAAATTGGGTTTTCCAGGTTTAACTAAAATATCATATAGCGATGAACACTAAATTAGAACAACATGGACCATATAATCCATTTGAGGGCAAATCCTTTAAGATTATGACCTATAATCAAGTGGACCAAGTTATAAACTCTGAAGTAGTTGAAATAACTTCACAGGAACAGTTTAATACCGTTCTAGAAAACATAAAACAATTTAATAATGCACATGAATCTTTGGGACCATTCCTAAAGAAGTATAAAAAGCTTATAACTGAGTGATTAACTATATTCATTAACAAACCATTAAAATTAAACAATTATGGCTAAGAAAAAAGAAACTAAGAAAGTTGAACTTAAAGAAGTATCTAGAGTAGAAATCAACGGTAATATCATTATTACTTACGAAGATGGCTCTGTAAAAATTATCCCGGCTCCTATTATGTTGACTGCTGACCAGGCATCTGAAATTTTCGGTTCAGAAGACGAAGAGGAGGAAGAATCTGATGACGATGAGGACGAAGAAGAATCGGAAGATGACGAAGATGAAGATGATTCTGAAGAGGATGAGGAAGACGAAGAAGATGAGGAAGACGAAGAAGATGAGGACGAGGATGATTCCGATGAAGATGAAGAAGACGAGGAGGAAGAAGAGGAAGAACTGACTGGAGAAGCTCTTGCTGAAATGGATTTCGAAGAATTGGAAGATGTTTGCGATGACAAAGACCTTGATACTGATCCAGACGACTTCGATGAAGAAGACATCGAGAAACTTCGTAAGGCAATTGCCAAAGAATTAGGTATCAAATTGCCGGCTAAGAAGGAAGCTAAGGGTAAAGGTAAAAAGGGTAAAAAATAACCCATTTACCTAGCATAAAGGGTAGGGATCATCTCCTACCCTAAAAATTAACTACTATTAGGTTATGTAGAAGTCACAACTTATTTATAACACAACTTTTAAAAACTTATTAAGATTATGGCAAAGAAAAAAGAAGACACCAAGAAAAAGGGTGCTAAGGAAAAAGATCCCGAAAAAGAAGCTAAACGCAAAGCTCGTATGGAAGCTATTAAAAACCGTCCTGCAGGTC